CGCACCAGGCGGCCCCGTTGCTCCTGTGCTGCCTGCCGGCCCGGTGGGGCCTGCTGGTCCTGTCGGGCCTGCGGGCCCTGCTACGCCGCCGCCGCCGCTGACGGTGATCTCGCCGTCACCGTCATCAGTGACGGCGAGGCCGGCACCGAAATTGATCTTTGAGAACTTGGCGGCCATCTAGGGGAACGTCCCGGCGTTGGAGTAGTACCCCGATCCGAGCTTCGTGATCCAGATTTGTTCGGTTACCGTCGGTGTTCCTGCCGGGCCGGTCGCTTTCGCTTGCAACGTGATCGTCACCGGTGTCGCGTCATAGGGGCCGAAACCGTCAAGGCTCAGGGCGCCGCCGCCTGGAACGTTCAGGAACTCGAGCATCGTGGTGTGGGGACCAAGATGGTTCTTGTCCCACACGTCGTTGCCGATCGCGCTGACGCGGCCGCCTTGGAAGAAGCTGAGAGCGGACGAGTCGGGGCCACCATCGGAGCGCGTCCAGTAGGCGGTCCCGGTCGCAGTCGACGCTAGCCCGGACCAGACACCGTCGACCTCGACGCGGTACATGCCACCGGTGTGGATCGTGACACCGTAATAGTTGGTGCCGCTGACGGTACGGAAACCGTTCGTGAACGTTGCTGGGTCGTTCGTGAAGAACGAAGCGGTGACGCCATCCTGGTAATCGAGCAGATGATAGTTGGCGTCCGGTGTGACGCTGACGCTTGCGCCGGCGAGATAGCACCACGGCTGATCGGACGCGCCGCCACCGCTACCGGTGTCGGTGTCGGCGTAGTGGATCAGGGTCGGGTCGGCAGCACCGTGTTCGTGGTCGCGGCCATGCATCGTGTGTTGTTTGTTCGGCATCAGCTAAAGGGGTTGGCGTCGTAGTAGCCGGCGGGTGACAGGTCGAGGGTGAGCTCGACGATCGGGAAGCCGGGCCCTGGTGTGGCGACATAGTGGATCCCCTCGACGTAGAAGTCGTCGTTGAAGCCGCCACCGCCCGCGTGGGTTGTTGTGACGTGGACAACATCACTGATGTCGATGCCGCAGAGGAGCGCCCAGGTCGCTGGGCCGTTCACGCTCGCCGGCCGGCGGCCCTTGATCGTGAGCTGGCCGACACGCACACGGGGTGTCGGATAGTTGTCACGGACGTAGTCGGCGAACAACTTCGTTTCCTGGTCGCCGGTGGTGGTGGTGCCGCCGGCGGTGGCGAGGTTCTCAGCGCTCCAGGTACGCAACCCCTTCGTGGCGACCGCGCCCGCATCCATGACGTACTGGCCGGCGATGTCGATGTCAGCGATGTTCTGTGGTGCCGCCAACGCGGACGTGTACAAGTACGTGTCGTCGAGGCTCGCGGTGAGCGGCGGTGAGATCCGAACAACCGTGCTCGGGCTGACGGCTGCCGCAGCATCGTCACCGGCCTGCCACGTGACGATCCCGTAGCTCGAGTCGGTCGGGTTGAAGCGGGCGAGCCGGCCATGAAAGATGATGCTGCCTGGGTGGCGTGGCCCACCCACATAGATGTTGCTGATGTCGGGGAACTCGGCGTCAGCGGCGTCCTGCATCACCGTCAGGACGGGTGTTCTCGGCGCGTACACCGTTTTTTGCAGCTTGACGTTGCCGGTGAAGATCGTGCGGAGCGACGAAGGCCAGCCGATCTCGTCGAGCAGCTTCACGATCCTCGTCTGCACAGCGTTCGTCGCGAGGTCCTGGTTGAAGACGATGTTGCCGTCAATGAAGTCGTCACCGACGCTGCCATCAAGTGGCATCTCCGCTGCAGCGAGGATCGCCAATGCGTCGACGAGGTCGAGAGTGACGTTCGCCCAGTCCTTCGTCTGGTACGGCACCCACTGAATCTGGCTGATGAAGCCGCGAAACAGGACCGACCAGCTCGAGTCGACGGGGTTCTGGAGTGCGATCGCGGCCTGCACCAATGGGCCCATCGGGACACCGGCCTCGAGCCTGCCGTAGAACGCGCCATCGGGGTTTGTCGGGTCGAAGTCGCCTGTCCGGTCGACGAGCTCGATGTGGGCGCTGCCGGTGCCGGTGCGGCTCATCTCGTTCGGGCGGCCCCGATCAATCGTCCACGTCTGCACGTTGTACGTCGTGTCGATCCGCTCCCAAGTCGGGGTGGGGGCGAGCGCGAGATTTGCGGGGGCGAGGCTGACACCGAGGATCGCCATCTAGCGTCCCGCGGTCGGGCCGCGCGACTGGCTGCTGGTGTGGCGTGACTTGCGTTGGATGATCGCAACAACCTGGGCCGCCACCTTCTCAGGGCTCTCACTTCCATGCACGTTCACGGTGATCACGTTGCCGAGCGCGAACGTGCCTGCGCGCAACGTGGCGGGTGCGGCCTCGAGCCGGGCCTGCAGGATCGCGAAACGCGCATCACTGACACCACGCTGCGCGAGTCGGATACCGCCCGGCCCACCCAACAGGCGCGCTGTGCGTAATGCGGCCTGCGCGTCTTTGAGGGCGCGCTGATTCTCAACACCGGTCTGACGTTGCTGCAACCGGTCGAGCACCGCCGACTTGATCGCGTCAGCGCGATCCCTCAGCGTCTGATTCTGTTCTTTCATGACCTGCGAGCTCGCCTGGTCGATCGAGAGGATCTGGCCCTGGACGCCGGCGAGCTGCTGCGTCAGCTTGATCTTGTCCTGCAAGTTCTTCGTGCCCGCGATCTGCTTGTCGAGGATCGCTGCTTCGGTGACGAGGATCCGCCGGTCGTCAGCCTGCGTCGCCGTCAGCTGTGCTTTCGCCAATCGCAGTTCGGCGAGGTTGAACTGGCCGGTGAGCGACAACCCTCGCCGCGTCGTCGTGGTCGCCCCGGTGGATCCTGGCCGGGCCTGCGGTGGGAACGGTAGGCCGGTGGTGAGGTCGAACTTTCCGTCGCGGGCGGCCTTCGCGATGATCTGTGCGGGCGTCATCGACTTGCCGGCGGCCCCGTGCTGTTGAAACCGTCGCGCAAGGTAAGTGATCATTCCGCCCGGAGTCAGGAACGATTGCAGCAGCCCCTGCTTGCCGCCGGGCGCATGCGAGACGAGCCCCTGGTAAATGCTGTAGGCGCCGGAAGCGCCCTGGATCGCTTTTGCCAGCAGATCGAAACTGTCGGCGCCGAGCTTGGTGACGACGTTCACGTCATGTTGCAGCTTCTTCTGGTTCTCGCTCTTGTCCAGCCACTTCGTCATCGAGCGGAGGTACTGGTTCAGGGTCGGCAGTAACGCCTGCCCGACGATCTCCTGGGTGTTGTGGAGGGCGGCCGAGAATTGTTCGGCGGCGGTGGTGTTCGCGGCAGCCTGACCGCGGAGCCGCTGTCCAGCTTGCGTGATCAGGTCCCAGCCGTGCGCCGTCTTCTGCAAACCCGGGACGGCGCGGCGCAGAGCGGTCTCCTGGCCACCGAACACTTTCGCGACGACGTTGGCAGCGTCGGCAAGGTGCAGGTTCTTGGCGCGGGCGAGGTCGGCCGTCAACGTCTGCAGCCGCAATGCTTTGTTGATGCTGCCGGTGCCACGCTCGAGCACCGTCAATGACCTGATCACGTCATCGTTGGTGAAGCCAAACTTTGCGTAACTGAGGGACGTCTCCTCGATCCGTTCCCGGTTGCGCTGGAACGACTGGCCGCTCGCTTTCATCTGCGCGGCGAGGGAACGCTGGCCCACGGCGGCGTCACGGGCAGCGTCCACGCTCGAGCGCAAGAACTGGGTGGCGGAATCGAACGCGAGGAAGCCGCCGCTGGCGAACGCGATCGAGCGGCCCATCCCACGGAACAGGCCGGTGCCGGCGGCGGCGCCACGCCCTGCGCGTTCGACCTCTTTGGTGAACTTGGTGGTGCCTGCGGCGGAGCGTTTCAGGCCGCGCAGGTATTCGGCGTCGTTGAGGACGAGCTCGACACCGATCCGGCGGGCCATCTAGTCGTCCTCGCCGCTGCCGTGGATGGCGGCGAATAGGTCGACGCAGCCGAGGAGCTGGCCGGGCGTCAAGTCACCGACCTGGCAAGCGGCCACTCCAAAGAAGCCGAGTCGGGCGTCCCAGGATCGTTCGGGGGCTTGACTAAGGTCTCCGAGCTCTCGCTCGTAGCGGGCCCAGAAGAGTGCTCGCTCCCGTTCGAGCTTACGGGAGGGTCCGCCACATCATCCGGCTCGGTGTCTCCTTCCATCCGGATCGTGCTCATCGCCGGCGTGTCCTCGAACCGCTCGAACACGCCACCAACGTCGTCGACTGTGATCTTGCCGGCGCGATACAGGGCGATGACGGCGAGACAGGCGACGAGAGCGGGGTCGGCACCGTCGAAGCCTTCACCGATCGTCATCGGCAGGTAGCCGCTGTGGCGTTTGATCCAGCCCCATTCACGCCGCGTCAGCTCAGCCGTGTCGAGGTCCAATTCGTAGCGGCCGTCCCACGGCTTCACGTCCTCGATCACGAGATACGCCATTAGGCCGCCTCGAAGTGTGCGGCGATCAGGTCCAATGCGTGTTCCATGCCCTGCTCGAGATGGGGGGCGTCCTGTTCGAGCGCGGGCACAAGCGCCTTTGCCATCTGCAGTGACCCGAACTCGGGATGCTTCCCGGTCGTTTTGCGTAGTGACTGTTCGACGGCGACGCCACGCTGACGCACGTAGACGCGGTAGCCGGCCGCGGTCTTTCGGTCATAGGGTTCGAACAGGCTTGCGGCGTCTTGACGGATCTCCTG